GAGCTACGGCTTCTGATACATCAATACCAGACCGTTGTGCTGCATTAATCAGCGTCTTCATTTCGTCACGAGCGTAAGACAAGAACAATGGGTTACGAACTAACCGTGTTTCAGTAAGTGAAAGAACTTTCCATGCTGCGTTAGTTGCTCCACCTACGCGAGCAAGGACTTGCTCAGCGCCAGTTAGGTCAGAAAGCTTAAGGCTTGGTCCATCAATTTCTTTAAGTAGGTCTGTTCTGCCGTAAAGCATTGCATCTACTTCTTGGTAAGTTACTGGACGTTCTGTAATAATTTTACGAAGGTCAGGGTCTGGATACATTGCATAGAGTTTTTCTCTTGTCTGTCCTACCCATGCCTGCATATCATCGCCAAAGCGTTCTTCAATACGAAGTCTGTATTCTTTACCAGCTGGGCTGTATAGCCACTCTATGATTTCAGCGTTGGACTTTTCGCCCCTCATCATCCATCCGACTGGTAACTCAAGTTCGTTACGAACCTGACGGTTGGCAATATGTGCCAACGCATTCATATATTCTTCACGGTTCTTGCGAGGAATCTTTACGAAACGAGCACCATCTGCACGAAGTCTACGTGAAATTTCTGACTGCATTGATGCTGCATAGAAGTTTGTAGCGGTATCAATCTCTGACATGTATGCGCTAGCACCACGGACATTAGGGTCAGCTAACCCTTGAAGAGTGTATGTCTGACCATTAACTTCGATAACTTCAGCCTCTTGACCAAGAAGTTTCTTTTGTTTCAAATCTCCTTGAGCATTGGCGAACTCTGCCCAGTCTTTACGTTCACGCTGAATAAGTTTAGCAGTGCCGTTAATGTAATCAGCAAGGCGACTCATCTCATCAAATGCGTCATCTGCTTTAGTCTGTAACTCTGTTACTTTGTCTTCAAGTTCATAATATTTATTCTGAACTGCAACATCATCGCTCTTCATCGCTTTGGCTTTAGCCTTATCACGTGCTGCAATAAGTTTTGTTAATGACTTGTCTAAGTCATCATAAATTGTTTCAGCTTTTGCATGTGCTGTAATCTTAGGTTCTAAGTCTGCTCGATACTTTTCTACGCGGAACTGTGCAGCCTTAGCTTGCTTACGAGCATTGGCAGCAGGGCTTCCTGGCATCCACTTCTTAGCGGTTTCTTTGAGAAGACCAGTATTGTAGATAACATTATCTACACCAGGGACTGCATTCTTTACAAGTTCCATTGACTCAAGAGCCATACTTGCACGAGCAAATGGGTCTACCATTGAGTTCTTTGGTATATATGCAAGACGAAGTAGGTTCAAGTTGCTAAACACCATGTTAGCTAAGTCAAGGAATTGACCAGTGTTCATGGCTGCTCTAGATAATTTTGCGCCATAAAATTGACCTTGGGTAACCTTTGCACCTTTACCTGCAACGCGACGAGCGTTGAAGATAACTTCGGTTTCAAGCCTACGGAAGTCAAGCATTGGAAGATTCTGTGCTTCATTCGATACAGACAAGAAGTTTTGTACGTTGATTCCGCCGTTTTCGTCTGGAACAAAACCATTCTTAACAGCATACTCTTTGATACTGTCACGACTTTGGTTCATGCGGATATGCCAGTTCTTAATCTGGTTGACAGCATCCTTGACGTTGCCAACATCTTGCATATCTGTAATGCCATAATATTTAGCAAGACGACCCATGACACTTTCTTCAATACGACCAAGTGCAATAGCACGTTGGGTATCGCTTTGAGCATCAAGAAACATCTCAACCATACGACGCTTGTACATAGCACCTTCGGTTCCCTTAAGGAACTGAAGACGGTTTAAGTCAGACAGTAAATCGTTGGCTGCTTCAAATTTACGTGGGTTAGAAATATTAATGTAGCCTTGTGGACGACCTGAGCCAGTCCATGCAATAAGGCGTACTGCTCTGTCATAGACACCTGTTTGGTAAACTTGAGTTTTCCAACCACCATCGGCATCTTGACCAAACATCTTAAGGTCACCGTATAAAGCCTGTGACTGTATCTTCTTCTTGGCTAAGCCAATCTGCTCTAGCGCTGCGTAGCGACCTGGGCGATAGCTTTCGATAACGCCCATCTGCGCTTTTTCCATGAAGTCATCTAAGGCGCGAGCAAAGTTAGGGTCTTCAACTTTAACAGCATCGATAATCTTTTGATATCTAGATGTAAGGGTTGGGTCTAGTGCATCTAATCCAATGCTAGCAAAGTTATCAATTGGTGATGTTGCAGTAATTCCATAGTTATCAATATGGTCTGCTGCTAATGGATTACGTTCAAAAAATCTTTGGAATGCAGCGGTATCTCCACGTTCTGCAAGCAGATAATCTGCTACATCTTGGTGGTTATCTAGACGCGACATGATTGTCGCGGTTCTATATGGGTTAGATGTTTCAGATACAAGTGGGTTTGACGCAAGCTTGGTTAAATCTGTTTCATTTACCGCATCATCTACAAGAACTGATAGACCAGTCTTGGTTTGTTGTTCTAAAGGTAAAGCCTTAGATGCAACAATCTCATCTAGTTCGCTTCTAAATACATTCATGTCGTCTGAGGTAGCAAGACGCTTTGGACCAACGACTGCTTTTGCAGTACCGCGAACAGCAAACCCTGCACCTTTAGTTCCTAAAAACGCAAGACCTAAGTCGGTAACACCAGAGGCTAAGATTCCAGCCCACTCATCACGGAATGCTTTATCACGTTGACGGTCGTTAAATACATCAAAGTCTTTATCAAGGAATGTAGCATTAGTTACGTCGCCAAGAACAGGAGATGTAATTTTACCAACAGCGCTAGCTGCTGCCTGTCCCATAGAAATCTTTTCAGCTTGTTTCTTTGAGAAACGATAGCTTTCAGTTAAGCCACCTTTACCTTTAGCCATAGCTTGAGGTGTAAGTAGCGCAGCAGAAACAGTTTGAGTTACTGGTTGTACGATTTTCTCGCCAACAAAACTAAGTGCTGCCATGGCTGGATTAATAATCCTGCCAAGAATAGGTTTCTTTGACCCTGCTTCAATTGCTCCCATTACTTTAGGGACAATTGCTTGTTCTGCTTTTCCTACCTTGGTATTATCTTTCTTAAACTTATCGACCTTGGAAAGTTTTGGTTCCTGAGTAGGGTCTTTGACTATAGAGGGGTCATTCCACCATTCTGTTAGGGACATTAGGTGTAGCCTCCTTAGCCGTTAGTTCCTCTAATAATGAAATTCGGTCATCGTCGGATTCAAAGGGGAACTTGGCTAAATCCCAAGCAACTGGAGCCATTTCAAATCCAAGATGTTCAAGGTTCTCTTCGAACTTCTTGAGTATCTTCATTCTGCTTGACTCCGTAAATACTTAACAAAAGCTTTCATAGTTCCAGATGATTCTGGAGAATCCGCAAACTGTGCCATCAATGGCATGTATTTAGCTAGCTTTGATAAATCTTTTAATTGATTATCAATTGGACTTTTTAATCCCAGTATTTCTCTACCAGGACCAGGACCAACGTCCACACCAGCAGTCACAGGTTCATCTGGACGCTGGGTGGGCGCTGTTAAAGGCACTATGCCTGCCATTGGATTTAATTGTGGCATTTGTGGTGTAGGTGTTTTAGCCATTGGCGCACCAGCTTGCATATCTTGAAATTCCTTTTGCTCGCCATAGGCAGCATTAGGAAGTTGTTTTGCTCCCTGGCGGTCGGTTCTCTTAGAGAACGGACCTGGACCCGAAGGTTGCATCATTGACATTTATTTACCTACTTCTTTGGAATATTAACCTTTGTTCCTGACCAAATCATTGAACCCTGCTTGTACTTCTTCTTCTTCATAATTTCAGGGTTTGCTGCACGGATTTCTGATAAAGATAATCCTGCATTCTTTGCAATACCTGACAAGGTATCGCCTTTCTTTACGGTGTATCTTGAATCAACTTTAGTTGTTGAGCCACCGCCAGTAGAAGCTACTGTTGGTCTTGTCTTAGAACCAGCCTTATATGCTGCAGTTCCTGGTACAAGTGATGAGCCATCTTTGCCATAGCGAAGTTCTTTAGGCTTGTTCTTCTTTTCAGCCTTTGCAATAAGAGCATTAAGTTCATCCATACGTTGACGACGAGTCTTACCTACAACACCCAAGCTTGCTAGTGATGCAAGCTGAGATAATTGCTGTTGTCCTCCTTGTCGACCTGCAGTTGCTTTGCTTTTACCTTTACCAGTAATATCAGCAAGTTTTTGCTCAAGACGATTAATTTCATCAAAGTCTTTTTTAGTTGAACCTTTAGCTAAGCTAACTAATTCACCAGCGACTGCGCCAACGACTCCGCCTTTACCAGCAGCTTTAATCTTTCTAAACTTTGGTTTAGCAGCTTTAGCCTTGGCTTTAGCGTTAGCCTCTGCCTTCATTTTATCTATAGCTTGTTTTCCAGCAGTTGGTTTATCAGCAGTAGAAGTTTTTCCATCTACAGTAATCTTCTTACGTCCTTCTGGATTAGCTACTGCTTTCTTCTTAGCTTCTATTGCTGTAGGTGTTTGAGTTTTACCTTTGGCAGAATTAGCTAGAGCTTGATTTTTTGCAGCGACACGTGCTTTAGCTTCTTCAAGACCTTTAGCCTCATTCTTCTTTAGGTCTGCAAGTGTAGGACGCTTTGGTGCAGTTGTCTTAGCTGTTGTTTTTGGCTCTGCTTTAGCAGCAGGCTTAGCTTCTGCACTACCTGGCTTAGTTCCCTTCCAGTTTTTGCGTTCTTCTGGTGTCATCTTTGCCCATGCAGCCTTATTAGCTGCAGACTTTTCTGCACGAGTCATTGTCTTTGAAGACGCAGGCTTCTTAACTGGTGCTGATGCAGCTGGTTTAGCAGGTGCTTTCTTAGCAGCAGCCTTTTTAACTGCAGCTTTCTTTACTGGTGCTTTCTTTTCGAGAGCAGCAGCAGGCTTTTTGACAGCAGCTTTTTTAGCTGGGGCTTTCTTAGCAGGTGCTTCCGCTTCTCCTGCTTTCTTGCCACCGTATTCGCCGAATTCATCTGCCATAGATTGACGGAACTTTTCAAGTTCCGCATTTCGTGTAGCGTTGTATTCAGCTTTGCTTAGATAAGCCTTCTTGCCAAGTTCTTTCTTGGCTGTATCTGCCATATCCTTAAGCGCTAGTCTATCTTCAGCAGTAATTTTGCCTGTGATGTCTTTACGTACAGCTTTTACTTTCCCTGGGAAAGCTTTCTTTGCTGCAGTCTTAGCGTCTTTCTTGGCTTGGCGATACTTATATGGTTTCTTCGCCATGATTATCCTTACTTAAGCTTTGTGTTGTTGCCCTTGATGCCTTTAGGTGTTGGAGCTTTTGCGACTTGACCAAGTCCTACGCCTTTGCCACCAGACTTCTTGCCTGAGTGTCCTGGGTGAACTGGAGCCTTAGCTGCCTTTCCTTGCTTTCCAAACATTTTTTCTCCTTATGCTGGTATTTGACGAGTTACTCTTGCTGCTAGATTGGGATTTCCCGAACCAGTTAGACCTGCAAGAAGTTCTTGCATTGGTGGTCTACCTTGTGGCATCTGTGGCATTCCGCCACCCATACCCATTGGTTGTTCTGGTTGCGCCATCTCTGGCGCTTGTGGTGCTTCTGGTGCTGGTTCTGGCTTGAACGCTTTGGCTACCGCATTTTCTAGCGGTGTGCCTTTCTTGCGCTCTTCGATAACTGTCGCCATCTTTTCTACAATCTGCATCGGGTCTTGTCCTTGCGAAACCATTTGTGGTATCGCAGCAGCAAGTTGAGAGATAGATGCTTTCAATGAATCACGCATCTCTTCGATATCAATTGCTCGCTCTTCTTCTCCAGCGTTGAGCGAAATTGGTAAATTACGACGTAGCATTCCTCGTGAAATGAGCTTATCGCCACGTGCTTGCAGACCCCATACCAATGCTCGGTTAGGGTCTAAACCTGCCATCAATCCGTATTCAACTGTTACGCCGTAATTGCCGTTGATATCGATTGATGGTTTGTATTTTAATTTGTATGGAACTCCATTGGCTGTTGCAGATACTTCACGAGATAGCGCTGGGAAGTATGCTTCATCAGTAGCAAATGCGATAGAGATTGCTTCGCCAATTGCTTCACCAAGGATTGATTGAATAACTTTAATCTGTGAATCGAATCCAGCCATAAGTGCCTTGACACCTTGACCAGTAACGATAGAACCTTCTGCTTGTCCTGCACGTGCTTGAGGAAAGCGGGTTCCTAATTTCATTTCATCTGCTAGAACATTGTTCTCAGCAAATGCAAACTGTGGTACATCTAGATTTATACGACGTATTTTCTCAGGACTGTTCGAACGAATAACCGAATCAGGACCAACGGAAAGCTGAGTA